CCTGTGAATACAAGTTTTAAACCACAGAGTTGTGTGTGGCCGTCGTATATTAGACCGCCCACGCCCATAGAGCCTTGAGCCGACCGTTCCGACCGTCCGCCCGAGCCTCGCACGCTACCGCCGACCGTCTCTGACCGTCCGCCGTACCGTGTTCAAAACCCACCGCCGTTTCGACCGCCGTGGTTGCGCCGCATCAGCATGACTGAAGCCGCGTACGACAAAGTCTCCGCCGCATTGGCGGAGCAACCGTGTGCAACGTGGCAACGTATCCCTGCATCGTACCTACTTTGGGCCGAAGAGGCAGATTCTCGCGATTACCGTTGGATCTACCTCCTCAGCGCCCCGCTCCTTCCGTTTTATCCGAAGTTGAGCCTCGCCATTACAATTGCCATCTGGGCTGTGTGGACAACCTTACACAACATGTACACCCCCGTCGAGGACGAGGTGTACACGTTCCCGTGTTGCGTCCCCGGTCAGATCGAGCATGCAAAGCGTCAGACCCTGCCAACTCCCCCTGTGCTTACGCACAGGTTCACGAGTGCTCGTTTCGCTTTTACCATCGGACTGACCTTAAACAAGGTCATACTACTTTTATCCCTGATCTTTGAGCTGTTGGACCCCGCGCCAAATTACACAGGCCAAAGTTGGTACTTCCAACTGGCCAGTGTGTTGTTTAGCGCCGGCAACATAGCAACCAATTATTTGTGGACAGCCAGCAACTGGATAGGGGTTGTTGAGTACATCACCTCGTGTGTGTACGACATACCCATCTTCATCTGGCACGACCCCCATCGGCGCGAACGTTTGGCGCGCGCCGATCCGCTACGGGCCGTCACCGATTACGATTACACACCACGCCGCCGTGAGTGCGCGTTTGACCATCTGCGCAGAGCGTTTCGTCGCCACCCCCTCGAGTCGCCCGCCACTAAGATGCCGGGCCATTCACATGCACAGTGCGCCGCTGACCGAAACGCAGCATCAAGCACCATTGACCGGTTCGCGTTGTCAATGGGATTGCAAACGTACACACTTCAACCCTCGGCCGCCGATTTGAAGCATGGGGCACGCGGAGCCCACATACATCTAACTCCAAAACACACCACTCGACCCTGCTTTGATGACACCGTTTACGCCGGTGATCTGATCAAGATGGTAGACGTTGATTACCATATTGACTTCAATTACTTCATGTGGATGCAGCTACCCATCATGATGTACACCTTTACGCCCGTCGACCCATGCGGGACGGCCAATGAGATGCAATGGACCGTAGATGAAGCGAACGTTTTCACAGTCGAGGTGTCGGGCGGAGCCAGGTACCGCCACCAACTATATTCCTACGAAGTGGAGTTTGTCGGCCATGTTTACGACGGGTGGGAGTACTTATACAACGTCGACAGACGAAGATTGACCGATACCCATAGCTTAGTGCTATTGACCCCGATTTGTCGCCAACCATTGGTCGGTCGGCCTACGTTGAATCCACTCCGTTTATTCCGACCAGTTCAGAGCGTCACCGTCATTGCCGAGCCCAATGGTCCACCCCGGAACGTGGCCGTCATCAAGGTACAAGACGATGACACCACGTATATATCCACGGCCATTCCGGGTTCGTACACCAGCGCTCGGTACTCCACCGACATGGTCGACCACATACGCGCCCGGCAGCGGGCCGCCAATACCTTCGGTAGAGAATTGACGCTGCATGACATGAACCAGATCGTCCCGCGCTATTACGTGGACGAGAAGGGTATGCCGCTCGCCCAAGCTGGGAAGGTCGCGGCGTTCGCTATGCTAACCCTGCCAACTTCGGATTTGCCGCGCAAGATCGCGCGAACATCGTGCGTTACGGACCAAACCGCCAAGAGTTACGTCCGCGTCATGGACCGCGATGAGGACCTCGGAAAACCAAGCGGTCGCATTGTGGGACCCGTAATCCTCAACGACAGCTATCTGCCTTCCAAATCCCGTGGGAACGACGTGCACTGCATCGATGGGCGCATAACCCAAATGTCCAATGACAAGGACATTCCCGCCAATTATTTACCGTGGGTACGCGAGTTCATCGCGGCGATGACCACTCCATTGGTGCGCCTAGACAACCAAGAGTTGGTCGACGCCCAATCCCGACCTACCCAACGCCGCAACAACGAGGACGCCGCCCTCAATTTGCTGTTCGAGCTGCCAGACGAGAAAGTGCAATCGTTTCAAAAGAGTGAGGCATATACGAGCATCAAGGACCCGCGCAACATCTCGACCGTTTCCCCGAATTTGCAGTACGAATTTGGCACGTACACGTACCCTTATGCCGCATGGCTGAAAACGCAGCAGTGGTATGCGTTCGGCCTCAACCCCGTGGAGGTGGGCGAGAGGGTGCAATCCGTCGCGAACCGGTCCAAATGGATCATTGAAACGGACTTTACCCGCTTTGACGGTACGCATTCACTTGGGCTGTACATCGTAGAGCGCGCCATCATGCTAGGCTGCTACCAGCAACACCAGGCGGAAATTATCCGCATGTATGAACGATTCCTGACCGCCAAGGCCACCACCAAGTTTGGAGTATCCTACGATATCGGTGGCTCACGCCTGTCCGGCTCACCTGACACCACGACGATGAACACCACCAACGTCCGATGCGTTTTGTATGTTACGGCCCGCGCTAGCGGTCAGACCCACGACGAGGCTATGAACGCCGCTGTATTGCTTGGTGGTGACGATGGAGTCGCGGGAGACGTCGACCCGGACGTGCTGGAGGCCGTTTGCACGGCCTTCGGTTTACGGATCAAAGCCAAGATGCGCCCCGCCAACTTACCACTAGGATTCCTCGGTCGAGTATGGTCGGACCCGCAGACCAGCAGTGAAAGCATAGCTGACATCGTCCGACAGGCATCTAAATTGGGAGTGACAACTGACATGCAGTACCCAGTCAACGTCGTTATGGTTAATAAAGCACAAGGCATACTCGTGACTGACTCGCGTACCCCATTATTGGGTAACTGGGCACGCGCTGTCATGCGCGTTTACGGCGAAGCGCGAGAAGTAGCTCAACTACGCAGTTGGGCTTCGCGCTCTGGGCCTATGGTGTGGCCAACATTACGCGACGCAGACGCACTTGAGGCGGAAGTATTACGGCAGCTGAACGACTATTCACCAGTCGAATTGCAAGAACTGCAGGCCTATTGCGCCCGCTTGGACCGCGTCACTACGCTCCAGGAGTTCAACGACATGCCCCCGCTCATCCCAGCCGGCCCGGTTGATTTGCCCCCAAACACAGTCCTCGGCGACAACGTTCATGGAACGCCGCCGGTTGGTTACTCCCGCGAACAAGCAGCGCGGTTAGGGATCATGCAACATCCGAGTCAGGACGACGCACGTGCCAGCACGTCAAGTCCCGGCCTAGCGAATTTGCCCCGCTCAGCGGTGAGGCGCAGCGATAATGCCGCCAGAGACCCCAAATTGAGCATGCCCAAGCCTGGCCGCAAAATCAAGAAAGCCGACATACCAGACCCCGAGCCGGTGGCGCCACGCAGCCCGCGAGCTGTGCGCGCCCCGAAACCGGTACTCAAATCGGGTGACCCTGGCTGGCGCCCACCACGCTCCCGGACCCCACGCAACAAGCGGAATTAGCCCGTAGGCATCCTTTCGACCGCAAACGTCATTAAACTACTTTCCGACCGCAACGTCATTAAACTACCAACGGCCGCCGATGAGAACCCCCAAGAGACATTCTCGACAAAGGGCAGTCATCGTCGTGCGGCCAACGCGACGGACCAGTGACGTCCATTAAACTCACGCCATCCTACCAGGTGCGACTGGTAGGTGCTATGGCGTCCGGCAAGCGGACTTTAAATATGCTTCTCTCGCTCACGGGGTTCCCCGCTTAAGGCCCAAAACTATTACTTTAGTGCTAACCAGAATGCCAAGAGACTGCACGGCGCCACAAAGTAGTTGCGGGGGATGTACAGTCCCTGCGAATCAGGTATCCCGTTTATTCAACCTTCCCACAACAATGTCTGGAAGAAAACCAATGAAAGGCCGTGCTAAGACGGCCACGCGTGAAGCTTCCGCGTCTCTGAGAAGCAAACCCCGCGGCCTCCAGCGCGTCGCAGCCCGACTCCAATCCCGACTGCGCACCCCCACCCGGCCCAGACAACTCACTCGCAGGCCCGCGACCGCGGAACGGCACACGGTGGCCCCTGCCGTCATGGGCACCGATTTATCGTTCCCGTCCGAGAAAATGGTCCACTCCGCCATGGGGCTCACGGTTAGCCGCTACGAGTTCGTCGATTACGTCTCAGTGCCCTCAGCCACGAACTTTTACTCTGCCGGTTTCATCATTAATCCCGGCAACGCACTCATGTTCCCGTACCTGTCGGTAATCGCCCGCAATTATCAGTCCTACCGCTTCAAGCGATTGACGTTCCATTACTTTGCGAAGGCCGAATCGGGTCTCGACGGTTCAGTCACGCTTGCGACGGTGAACAACCCTTCGTTCCCAGTCCCCGCCAATGATCGACTGATGATGGAAATCCAGGGTGCCGTCTCCGGCCCGTTGTGGACCAATAAACACGTCAACGGCAATATTCGGTCTAACGATTTGACCGGTGGCTTGTGGAAGCTCATCGGCTACAACTCGGCCTACCCCGGTTCCTCCACTTACCCCTCCCAGGACGCCGGCGCTTTCCTCCTCGGGATTTATTCCGGGGCGAAAGTCGAGAAGGACATCGGCGCCATCTATGTCGATTACGAGGTCGAGCTCCGCCAACCGGTGGTGAGCCCGCTCGTGTCGCTCACTAGCCCTGCCGCCGCTGTCTCACTAAATCAGGCCTTACCCTCTGACAATGACCCCATCGGTCGCATCTCCTTCAATGGTCTGATAGCTGCCGGGGGCTCATATCAGAATCCGTGGAACGATACCACCCAGACCGACGAGTTAGACTACGTGTCCATGACCACCTCCAACGCCGTGTTCAACGGCATATTTGACTGCACCTCGCGCCAGTTTGCACGCCATTCGCGCGCTTCCGGTGGATCCCAAGGCTACGACATGATCAGTGCCGGTCGAGCAGCCAATTTCGCCGGGGGTGGTGAAGCGTCTCAGCTCATCCGCTTTATCACGTACAAGACGCTGAGTAATGCCAATGGCTCGGGTATCTTCCCGATCGTGCAGGTCAACTTTCCCGGAGTGCTTGCTTTCCAGCTCACAACTGATACCGTGTACACAACGGGAGTGGTTTCCACCAACAGCTTCCTCCAAGGCTTACCTGTCGCGAAAGACTTCGACAATGTGGTGGTACAAACGGGCTTCCTGCCGGGCAGCGACATCAATATGACGCCCTATGCCGCCGATAATAGCGGTCTCATTACCCCTCTGAAGAACCACTTCAGCGTCGGCTTCTGGGTCAACATCCCCCAGTCCGCTAGCTTCCCCGTCACCATCCGTATCCCAACGTCCAACTTTGGATTCACGTTCGGCTTCGGATCGAGCTGCAATTTCATCGCGACAGTAGAGCCGTACCAACTGTGGGGCAACCTAGGCACCCCGGCGGAGGTCAAAGAGACCGAAAGCAAGGACGTCGAGGACCTAATTGATAAGGTCGTTGCGAGGCTACGTGTAACCGACGCACCACCCAACCCCGACACCCCACCCACCTCCCCTCTGAGCCACGTCTCCGGCTCGGGCGCACTCAGCGAGTCCGGGTTCACCCTCCTTTCAGACTTACTCCAGCGCAGGAGGAAGTGATTGGGGCAACCACCACTCGGGCGCAGCCCACTACCGGCCTTATGGCCGGCCCATTGATTCCGTACCACAGAAAAGTTCCAGACCTTGCCCGTTCAGGCGATCGAGCTGGACCACCATTGTCGGCGCGGAGAAAACTTGATCGTTCTGCCCTTCACCGGGTTCTTCTACTTCTCGCGATTAATCATCGCGTCTCTCCATCGTAGGGGGCCAAACAACTGCATCGTCAGTCACCCCAGGCCCCGGGTGCACGTGCCCGCTCCGTCCTGAGCGTTGCCGGTAATTCAACCGGTGTAATGCTTGTCCTCCCCGACCGTTTCGACCGTCGGCGAGAAGTGTGTCATCCACCCAGCACAAATAAATATAGCGTGGTTGAGTCGAACCCTAGTAGCATAAGTAATGCGACTGTCCGCACACGACAGTAGATTTTGGTATCAAATCCATACCGACTCACAAAACCCCCCTAGGGACC